GCTCTCCACCAGTAACAAAAGAACCACCACGAGCAAATGCTGGAGCTTGTTGTTTACTTACTAATGCTATCTGTGCAGCAGAAGAAGCCATCAAAGCAGCCATTGTTAATTTTGCTCTTATAGATGCAGTAGGATCAAATATACTTGCAGCAAACCCATCTGCCATCAATTTATTTCTTGCTGTAATAGTATCAATAATAATTTTTAAAATGCTCATTTTTTTCTGCAACTCAAATATTCTTTGTTGTTCTTTTGCGAATTTGGCACGAACATCATCTTCCATAGTTTGTCTTTGTTCCATAGAAGCATTTCTAAACTTATCAGTTTTTCTTAGTGCTTTTAGTTCATTACTTACTCGTTGGTCTAAATTTTGTTTTTGCAAAGATAATATTTTTCCAAAGCCATCTTGAAATAACTCAACTCTGGCAGTCATAGCTTCTTTTTCTTCATCTGTTAGTGAAAAGCGTTCTCTTAATTTATCAAGCAGACTTTGTTCTTCTTTATTTTGCTTTTTCTTTTCTTCTGTAGATTTTTCTTCCAAACCTGCAATTTTTGCTAAAAGAGCAGCATATTCAACAGCTAATTCATTACTAATAATTGCTGAATCTATTTGTTCTTGTATTTGTGCTTTTATATTTTCCAAATTTTTTATAGACGCTAAATCATTTTCTAAAGCCTTGTTATCCAATACAAGTTCATTTACTTTTTGTTGATTTCCTGCTTGTGCTGCAGCTATCATACCTGCTTTATTTGATATTATTTTTTCTTCTATTTGTGCTTGAGTCATTGTACCATTTACAAGCTTTAGCTGTTCTGCTCCAATAGCATCAAGAATTATTTTTTTATTTTTTAATTTTGCTGTTAATTCATCTTCGGTTTTTTGTACATCAGTAATAACTCCAGCTTCTTCCATTCTTCTTTTTTCTAACCTGGCGTGGGCTAATTCTAAGTTAGTAGTTTCTACATTCATTTCATTAAGTTGGCGAATTGTAGTTTCGAATGGAGTTTCATTGACTTGTCTTATTGCTTCTCCTATTTTCCTAAAAGATTTAGTTAGTCCTGAAACAACTCCTCTCATATTGAAAAATTCTCCAAGAGCAGCTTTCATTCTTGTAAATGCGTCTGCCATATTGGAAACCATACCAGTCAATGTTCTTGATAGCTTATCAGTAGCACCTGCAATACCAACAGACGGATCAAGCAATGTTTCTTCTAATGCTTTTCTAAAATCAGGTAAAGTCATTTTAGATAAATCGTCAATACCTTTTGTATCACGAATAAGTTGCAATATACCTCTTTCACGAAGTATGTCTGCTGCACCTGCACCACCAGCAAATGCTCTACCAAGTGCTGACGCTGCTTCTGTTGCAGTAGTTCCCATAAACGCTGCTAAGTCAGCAGTAGGTTTAATCATTTCTTCTGCATTTGTACCGAACGCTTTTAATGCAGCACCAGCTTCAACAACATCTGTTAATGTAAATGGAGTAGTTGCTGCAACTTGATTAAATGTTCTAAATGCTTTTTCTCCTGCTCTAACAGAGCCAAACATAGCATTAAGTCTTACTTGAACAGCTTCAAATTGCATTGCTGTTTGTACAGAACTTCTAATACCTGCTGCCATACCACCAAAAGCAAATGTTACAAGAAGAATTTTATTTCTAATAGAACCAATCATTCTTTGTAGCCCAGAGGTAGAAATACGCATTCTATTTTGTGCTTTTGTAACTCTAAGAGTAGAAGCTGCGAGCTGTTTATTTCGCATTCTTAATTGTCTTACCTGCTCTTTAAGTTTTGCAACTTGTGTAGAATTTTTCAGCATAGCAAAGCGATGCTTTTCTTGAGCCATTAATAATTTCTTAGTAGCAGTAACTGCTTTTAGATTTGCGTTATTGAATTTTCGTTGAGCTGCAGAAACTTTATTTTGTTCTTTTGCTAAAAGTTTTAAGTGTCCTATTAACTTATCAGCACTACCATTTGTAGTAAATTCTAATTCTATTTTTAAATTTTTAGCCATCTTTTAATTTATTATAATGTTCTGATTGTACATAATTTAACATTTTTTCTATAACATTGCACTTATCAATCCATTTTTTTGGTTGATTTCCGTATGATCCTTCATAGGGAGGTACTTTCATTTTCTTGCAATAAGTATATCGTTGTATATCTCGTTGATATTCTCGGCTAATAAAGTGATTAGGACAAGCAAAAAATGGTAGATGTGACTTAATACTTTGGTGTAACTCGAACTTTCTTTCTGATGTTTTGTTATGTTCTTCTAATTCTTCTTTTAAGAGATTGATAACATACCATACATCGTCCATAGATGTAAAGGTGTGAACGCTGTTATTCTTTTTAAGAGGTAACTTAGCTTTATATGGAAAGGTAGAATATTTGCAACCCTCACACCAATCATCTATCAATATGTTTAATTCAAGTGAGAGGGATTCTATTCCCCCAAGCTATTGTATTCCTGAATAGCAAGTTGTAATTCTACTCTATCGTTTATAGATAAAGATTTAATAAATTTATCATCTGCACCCTTCACACCATTTCTAATCCATAGTGTACTTAATGCAAATTGATTTTTAATTACTGATTGTCCATCTACTTCTTCGAATTGTACAGAATCCATACATTTGTCAAAAGCGTCTACAGACATTTCTATAAGGGTAGCTTTATTGCCACTCTTAAGCGTTATTTTTTTAGACATCGATTATCCTTTATTTGTTTTATTCTTCTGTTATTGAAACAAGATTACCTGATGTACTTGCAACAGCTTTTGTGCTAACTGATAAGAACATTGCTTCCTCTTCAGAAAAACTAACATCTGTAATAATAGAATCAGGAATTGATATTCCTACATTTCTTGTTGATGATGTTAATGCTGCTAAAGTGTTTGCTACTGTACCAGTTGATTGATTGTTAAAGTCCTCAACCAATCTTGCTGTTTCGTCATCGTATTTTACACTTGCTTCAAGAGTTGCAGAAACTTCTGGTAAAGCTCTTGCAATTACTTGGTAGCTTCCTGCTGCGTCAAAACCCATAAACTGAGCATCGTTTTCAAGCGTGAAGCTGAATGATTTTAAAATTGGATCTGCAATACCTGCAATGGTTGTATCTGCTCCTGAATCACCTGCGTCACCATAATCTGACATAAAGTAATTAGAGTTGAAATGAGATGTACCATTTGAAGGTGCTAAATCTGTTGGTGATAAATCTGGAACCATACCTGATTTAAATGTTCCTGAAAATTTTAATCTTCCTGACTCTTCTCCAATATCTCCACTAACAGAAAGTGAAGTTAATACACAACCACCAAATAACATTTGATAGCCACTTTGTGGTGATTCAATTAACACAGAAAAAGTACCAGTGTTGTCAGAATATACATCACCTACTTTAATTTCTGTTGGATCGTAGTCAAACTCAATATCATAAGTTGAAGAAGTTTCTTGAGTAATGTTTTGTAAAAGCATTGGTAAAATAGTATCATCTGCGATACCTGAAAAACTGATTTCTTTTACAGTTAGTTTGTTTGTTAAAAACATATCAACTGCTTTTAATGTTCTACCTGTTCCGTGTCTTACATCTAACACCTGCTGTGGATTCAATGAAGGAAACTCAATAGAGTCAATATTAATATATTCAAATGTTGCGTTACCTGCTGCCTGTATTGCAGTACCTGCTGCTGTTTCAGGAGCTATCGCTAACTGAAAATCTTTTGGACTAAAACTTACTTTACTGTTCGCCATCGTTCTTTACCTCTTTTTTTACTTTTGACTTTACTTCTTCTACATAATCTTTTGCTAATTCTGGCACAATGTCTAATTCTACTGATTTGCCACTATTTAATAAATACCATTTTTCTTTTCCTAATTTTAAGAAACTTGGTTTGCGTGGCAATAAGCCATCTTTTAATTTGTATTTTTTAGCCATAATTAACTCCTTACAATATAAAAAAGTCCATCTGAAGTTACAAAGAATTTATCATTAGATGTAATAAATCTTACAAATCGTTCGTGTACCTCTTCATATAGCACTGGAACGGTAATGCGTGATACATAAGCATTATCTATTCCTGCGTCTACATTATGCTCTACTTCAGGCATACCTGCATAGAAATATGGTATATCTCCACCATTAGAGTTGTTAAACAATATGGTTTCTATCCTGGTGACATCTTTGTACATCTGGTCTAATGCTTTTTCATCATCTCTGTATGTTTTCAATACATAATCCATCTGTATATTGTAAACATTGATGTAGGACTTTGTTCTTTTTTCTACTAATTCTTGTGAGGTAGGATAAATGCGTAATGACTTTGTGCCGATGTCTTGATGTTGACTGTCAAAGTATATTGGCAATCCACCTTTAAACT